TAGCTCGGCTTGGTCGCAGCCGTGGTGCCTGCCGTTGTGCATTTGTATAGATGGTATTTGCCGCCGTCGTCAGCGATAAATACCGTGTCATTCAGGGCATATGCTGTATTGACAGCGTGTACACCCGTGCTAGAAATCGCAAGACCAACGTACCAGGTTGCAATCGCAGGTTTTGCTTGCCCGCGGATGAATGTGTCTATGAATTGGTTTTCTGCGTAGTTTGTTTTTGCGCCCATGTGATTAACCTATATGTAGTTTGTTCGCAATCAGGCTGCCCAGTGAGCCGACGATTGCGATAATGCCCCAGCCCAGTACCTGCCTCTTGATCGCCTCCCAGCGTTCCTGCCTGAGCCTGGATTCTGCAATGAATTCAGAAATAAACTGATGATGCTCGTCGTGCACCTCACAATCTATCCGCGACCTGTTTTCAAGCTCGTCGCGGATAATGGACCGCAATTTCTCTTCGCTCATCACTTTCGTGCAACTCCTTTTTGCTTTTCAAACGTGCGGTATCCTGCAAGGCCCAGCAACCCCAGCAATATCTGCAATGTCAGACTGGTATCAATAACTGGAAATGCACCGCTGTACCCGAATGCAACCACGGCAACAAAACGGGCAACAGGCTCGATCAGAGCGGCATAGGCCAGAGCCGATCCACAAACCCAGCCGACAAACGGCCGCCAGCCTGACACAAATACATTGTCCGATTGCGCCTCCTGAATATTGACGGCAATCTGTTTGGCCCGTAGTTTGAACTCCTGCTCCATGTTGTCCGCCAATTGTTGCAACCTTATTTTTTCAACCTCGGTTGCATCAGGCCATACCCGTCTGATCACGGTATCCGCCAGTCCGGATACCGCGCTTACTGCATCATCAATGCCAAACATTTAGTCCTCGATGTCTTCTTCAGACGCTTGATCATCTGTTTCTGGCAGCTCGACCAGACCCCGGTTAAGCAAATCTTCCGCTATCTCTTTTTTGACATCGACAGGCTTTCCGGCTTCACAACCTGGCTTGTCAGGGTGCAGGTTCAAAATTGTTTTCGGGATAATCTTCATAAGTCCTCCTGTTACAGAACCGTTGCTGCAAAGCTGGCATTTACCCGTGTCGGAACAACCAGTGGGGCTGACTGGGTCAGCAGATAGCGCACTGACGGGTCTTTCTCTACCCATGACTTGCTGTAGTAAGGCACAGGCTGGTAACCTGCCTCTTCATCACGAATGGCGCCAAACGCCCTGACACCCTGCACCTGCTGGCCACATAGCAGCACCGTTCCGGCTGGCAGGATGGGCACTTCAGTCCCTGTCGCATCGAGATACCATCCGGAATAGACAAAGATATTAAAGCCGTCGACAATGCCCATAAACACGCCGCCCTCTTCCATCTGGGCATCGGTGCTCATGGTTGAATTGCCGCGAAAGCGATCCAGTTGTTTTTCAACTGCAGGGTCTTTCCTGAATATCTTCCAGACATCCACGGTCATGATGACGTCGCGCAGCATCGCGCCGGATGTTTGCAATGCCGTTTGTGACCAGTCCTGCAAATTGTCCAGTGGATTAACACCTGTCTGTCCCCATCGTGCCGTGCCGGCCAGGGTGACAGCAAGCGATGTATGGCGGCCAAATGATACATTTGCGGTTGGATACAAATCACCGGAAATGGTCACAGCACCCGTCCGCAATGCTTCGGCCGCCATGACCTCGAGGCGACGATCAACCATTTCGCGTTGATCGGTCAATTCCTGACGGATCAACCGTGAAATACGCTGGCGTGGATTGATCGACCCGCCGATCTGCTCCCCTGCACTGCGTTTTAGCGGCCGGTTCGCATCAAATACCCGTTTGTCCTTGATGTAGGCCGGTTTGAATGTTTTGGTCTGGAATCCCTGGCTTTCAACAACTTCTCCAGCCACCACAGGTGCAACAAACGGCGCAAGGCGGCGGGTTTTGTCAATCACATCAAAGTGGATTTCCTCGGATGATTCTGTCTGTACCGTCGGAAAGTAACGGTTCAGCAAAAACTGGGAAGGCGCAATCAGACTGTTAATTGCACCGGTCAACACGTTGGTAGAAAATAAATCCATAATTACACCTTCACACTGTCAAACAAGAAAATACCTTTACCGCGCAGCCCCTCACGAACAGACGCCACGGTATGCCCTGCACCCAGTACCAGGGCATTCTGGTTGAAATCGCCACGTTCATAGGCAATTGCCGTAATATCACCGGCTGTCGCATCGGCAGGTTCTGCCAGAATCAGATCGGGCGCCTGGGAGCCATCTGTGGCGCCGGCTGCACTCAAGACATACTTGCCACTAGCCGTCACCTGCCCCAGCACTGCGCCCCGCGTCAGGTTCTGTCCGGCAAGAATCGTGACCTTGCGGCCTTTCAGTCGGTCTGCATCACCGGCCAGTAACTGGTCCGGTGCAAAGGATACGCTGTTAAAACTGGCACTCATGCCGCACCTCCCACAATCATGTCAATGGCAGCCCTGGCCTGCATTTCGGGATCGTCATCGTCATCCACGCCGATGTCAGGATTGCCGATTTTCGCCATATATTCAGAAAACTGGTCACCCCGTGCGCTGTTTTCAGCCTTCGGTGATGCTGCGAGCACCTTGGCAGCGGACTCAGCATCCATATCCGTTTCCAGCGCCAGGACTTTTGCCTGCGCTTCACGACCTGCAGCCGCCTCGCAATTCAAAATAGCGCTGATACGTTCCTTCTCACAGGTGATGCCACTCAGTTTTAATTGCTCTGCATTCACAGAGCTGGCACCCAGTTCAAATACAGCCTGATACACGTCCGGGTGATCGGCTTTCAATGTTTTTGCATCCATAGGATTCTCCAATTGCAATGTGTTAATCACGTCTTCAAGGCTGCCGATTCTATCTGCAAACCCTTTGTCTACTGCTTTCGCGCCGATCACGACACCGCCACGCAAAGCTGTAACCTGCTCGCGGCTCATGCCCCTGAACTGCATCACAGAGTCAATAAAAACCGCCTCCATATCGTCAACAATGGCCTGTACCACAGCCCTGCCCTCCTCGGTACTGACATCCGGCCTTTTGTCCTGTGCGTTGCTCGATACAATTTCGATGGTGCCATCCTCGCCGGACTGTAATGCCGCAACCACGCCGATGCTGCCCACCATAGCGGCCGCGTCCATGACAATCTCGTCGGCGGCACTGGCAAGCCAGTAGGCTGCGCTGGCGGCCTGCCCCACCACATAGGCCGTTACCGGTTTACTGAACGCGGCAATCTGGTTGGCAAATTCATTGATCATGGTGGTATGGCCACCCGGAGAATCAATCATCAGCACGGCCGACCGGATGGCGGGGTCCTGCTCGATCCTGTGCAGGTCCTGGGCCATCATTTGAACCGAGGTGGCACCACTGATTTGCTGGAACAGATTGGCTCTCGGAAATAACGGCCCGTTGACGGGAATAATGGCCACGCCATCACGCACTTCAACAGAATAGCTGTGCGCGAGTGGTTCGCCACGCTGTTTCAGTACTGCATCCAGATTGTGGTCGCGACCGGCAATCTGGATGATGGTATCCAGCGCTGATTTTTCAATCGCCCATGGCGAGCCATTGGTAATCAGTTGAATCGCCCGTTTTTCAGGCATTGGCAGCCTCCTGTTGTGTATTCTCGGTTTCTTCAGTGTCGGCCATGTCAACCTGCACCGGTGACGGCACAAATCCGGCAACGTAATAGGCCATTTCCAGCGGCAATCCGGCGTCCTTCGCTTTTTCAGTCGCTTCTTTCAGCTCACGAATGCGCTGGTCCTGGACATCCTGATAATCACGGCCTTGTTCGGCACACTCTTCCTGCTGGGTGGAAATGCCAATACCCATTTTCAGTTCTGACCCTTTCGCCTCTTTTACGGGATCAACAAAGCCACGGCCTGACATAATCCAGCGGGCATTGGTGTAGGCGTACCGGTTTTCGTAAAAATCCGGCGCATCGATGCGGCCAATATTGATGGCCTCTTCCATCCAGGCGTCATAAATGGGATCGAGCCAGTGTTCTTTCAGCCACCGCCGTTTGCTGTTGAAATAGCGCCATGCTTCAAGCAGGGCGGCTCTGGCCGATGAATAATTCGTTTGTGAAAAATCTTTCACCAGCAGTTCATACGGCATGTTCAGCCCTGCTGCCATGTGCCGCATGACGGACGACATAAACCCGTCAAACGCGACATTCGGGCGGGTTGTGTTATGACTCGACAGCCGCGTCCCGACTGGCAGTGTCTGGATCAGACCGGATTCCATTTTTTTCCGGTGCCATTTGTCAGAAACGCTCCTCCAGTAGTCGGTTGCCTGCTGCGCATCGGCACCAAACAGTTCCGATACCGTGTTCTGGTCAAGATCAGACTCCAGAAACGCGGCAACCAGGGCATTGACAACGGCCGCGTGCAACTCACTGCCAAGATATTCGCCGGCCATCTTGAATTCGCGCATGACAGCGGTAAACACGGATTTTCCGCGATTCTGTCCCGCGCGTTCCTTGTCATACAAATGAATGACGCGGCGGCGGCCGTGCGGCGTGAATGCCCGGACATAGGTCCAGCGGAAAGCGTCAGGATTGACCAACCCGGCCAGCTGGTCTCCGGGATGGCTGCGCAGTATCCAGTAACCCAGCGGTGCGCCGTTTTTGTCGATTTTGACGCCACCCCGCACGGTTTTGTCATGCAGTAACCAGGGCGGTGTCTGCAGTCTGTCGGCTTCTACCATTTGCAGGCGTGTTGACCAGAGACGATCTCGACGGGGCTGCCACATGACAATCGCCAGCGCGTCGCCATTCACCAGGGCGCCGGTCAAGGCCTGAATCGTTAATCCGAGCAGGGTTTGTGTACGGCTGACATCACATTCTGTTGTTTCAGCCCAGGTGGCAAATTCATCCTCGGTTTTATTGGCCCATTCCGAGGCCTTGTCTTTGTTCCAGCCAAGCAGTCGATACCGGGGTTGTGATGACAACCTGAGCTGATGACCAATAATATTGTCACTGAATGTTTGCCGGGCACTGGAGGCCAGCGGGTTATTGCGAACCAGATCGCGCGCACGTGGAACAATGATGTCCAGTTCGCTGATCAGGTCAGCATCGGCAGACCCTGCCGCCGGCACCCAGGCGGCCAGACGGGCATCTTCTTCCGAGGCAGCGACGTGTGCGGTACTCATCAGATAACCACCTGAATCGGTTTGTGGGCATTGCCGCCACTGGCACGGGCGTTCTCGGCATCGACCTGTCTTTGCCAGTATTCCACCTGTCTGAGCAGCACATCGATGTCGTGCTGCTCAAGACGGCGGCCATTCAGTTGGGTCAGTTTGCCGGACAGCGCGTTTCTGTACGCGCTTTGTGATTCTGCCAGCATGTCGGTTGCAAAACTCATGCGAGCAGGTTACTGAAAAGTTGTGCCATTTTTTAGGATGAAATGGCACAACTTTTCAGTTTTTTTACCTGGTATTTTTCTGGCTGGATGTCACCGTGGATGCGATAAAAAATTAACTTATATGTTATAAATGTTATATTTTTCTAACAATTTTTTAAAACGCGATGAGCGCACTTACTGACTACCAGATTATCGAACAAGGCGGAAAACCGGATTTTGTGGTTATCCCATACGATGAATTCATCGCATGGCAACAACAGCAGGGTATTGTCGAAAATGGCCTGATCCCGCAGAACATTGTGGTTAAACATGCGGTCGATGGCGTCCCAACCAAATAAGGTGCGCCAATGTATGGATTCAGGATGATATGAGGGTGTAACCGGGTAAAATACGGTCAATATGCTGTTTGATTTGTTCTGGTGTAACAATCCATGCATGCGGGTCGATCACCTGTATATTGACGCCATGCGTGTCACGGCTCAGAACCACGCGGGCGCGGTTGTCAAGGCTGCTGAATCTGAATTGCAGGCTGTCGCCGTGAATCTCAATATCGGTAAAGCCGGTGGCTTCCATGTGTGCCTTGATGATTTTGACAAATTCTTTAAATACCGGCAGCGGCATATAGCTTCTGAGCATTTTGCGTAAATCGTGTGGATTCGGTTTGGCGACCAGATAACCTTCGCCTCGGAGTTTTTCAACCCATTGTTCGATATCGGTGTCTGACAGGTCAGGCTTGGAGAGCAGCTCCCCTTCAATCGCCCTGACTTTTTCGCTGACCCGTTTTTCCAGCTCGGCTTCGCTGATGTACAGCATCTTGACGCCGTTGCTGTATTCTTTCTCTTTTTCGTCCAGATAGGCGCAGGCCTCATCAAAGCGGTCAGCCGGTAAATCCTTGTAGCTGGCCAGCTGGAAGTGATTCTGAAAACGACTCCACAGTTCAGCGCGTATTTTTCCGGATTCTTTGGCGATGGTTTTGACGCGGTTGTACAGGATGCCTTGCTGGGCTTTGGTGATGGTTTGGGGTT